AGACCAGCGGTCCGCGCCCGCGATCCAGGCGGCGGCGCGGGCATAGACCCGGCAATCCAGCGCCTCGTTGCGTTCGCGCAGTTTCTGCCATTCCAGCCGCGCGAAGCCGCGCTTCGTGCGAACCGTCACCAGCTGCTCGGCCACGACCTGCTTCAGCCACTCGCTTTCGACCCATGTCGGCAGGTCGATCGTGCCGGGCGGAAAGGCCGCTCCTTCGGCGCGTTCCTCTGCCGTCGGTCGATCAAGCCGCAGGAAGCGGTAGGTCTCGGCCTTGAAGGTGGACACCGCTACCGTCCAGAGCCGTGCCCCGCGACGCAGGCGGCGGCCGCCCTCGGTCGCGTCGACGAAGGTCGGACCCGAGACCGGGCTCGAGCGGTTAAACCCCTCGACGCCCTTCACCGGAGCGACCTGCGCAAACCCCTGCGCCCGCGACCAGGAATAGACCGCCGGGGCCTCGTAGCCGGTGTCGATGGCAAGCCGCGCGATCCGCAGGTGCGCGCCGCGCTCGTGGGGCCAGCTTCGGTCCAGCAGCGCGGTCAGCTCCGACCACGCGTTGTGCCGGTCGGGCCCGCCCTCGATCACCACGTGATCGACGAGCCAGCTTTCCAGCCCGCGACCCCAGGCCCAGACATCGACCTCGATCCGGTCCTTCTGTACGTCGGCCCCGGCGGTCAGGAACAGCCCACCCGCAGGCACCATGCCGGATGGCCAGCGCTCGCGCCGGTCGTAGAGCCGCTGCCAGTCGGGCGCCTCGCCGGTTTCGACCCAGGTCTCGCCGAGAATCGTGTTCCGGAACGCCCGCATCGCCTCGTCCGACCCCTGGGCCGCCTCATGCGCGCGAGCGATCCGCTCCCAGCTCAGCCAGCCGATCGGCGAATAGAGCGCCGAGAGGTGATACCCGACCGTGGTCGGATCGGCGGCCGTGGCGGTCGCCCGCCATTCGCCACGCTCCAGCATCGCCGTCTTGTGGTGTTCCGCGATCGGCTGATCACAACCCTCGCAATTGTATTCCGCCGTCTCCGGGCGGCCCTTCTGCCAGCGCAGCCGGTCGAACTTCAGCCACTGCATCGCCCCGCAATGCGGGCACGGCACGAAGAACCGGCGTTGGTCGCTCGCCTCGTATTCCCGCTCGATCCGGCTCAGACCCCGGATGGTGGGCGTCGAGACCAGGAAGACCTTGCGCCGGTGGGCGAAGGTCAGCGACCGCGCTTCGGCCAGCGTGACAGGATCGCCTTCCTCGTCGGCCGAGGCCGGATAGGCGTCGACCTCGTCGAGGAAGATGTAGCGCGCCGGGGTGGACCGCAGTCCGACCGCCGAGTTCGCGCCGGTCATGATCAGGATGCCGCCTGCGAATTCCTTCGACAGCATCGTGTTGCCCGCGTCGCGGGACCGGGCGGGTTTTACCCGCTCCCGCAGCTCCGGGCTCTCGTCGATCAGCGGGTCGATCCGCTGGCGCGAGTTGCGCTTGGCCAGCTCCACGGTCGGCTGGACCGCAAGCATCGGGCCCGGCGCCTGGTGGATGGCGAAGCCGATCCAGTTGTTGCCCGCTTCGGTCGCGCCGACCTGCGCCGCCTTCATGAACACGATCCGCTGCACGGGATCGCCGGGCGACAGCCGGTCCATGATCTCGCGCATGTAGGGCGTGCGCACGGTCCGATACCGCCCCGGCTCGGCCGAGGCGCGGCCCGAGAGCATCCGGTGCCGGTCGGCCCATTCCGAGACGGTCAGGTCCGGGTCGGGCCGAATTCCGCGCGACCAGGACCGGAGCAAGGCCTCCGCGCCGTCGAACGCGAAGACCTCGTCATCCAAGTCGAGGCCGGATCTCCGCGAGGCTGGCGAGTTGGGCGCGGACATGGGTCTCCAGAACCTTCTGCATCAGCGCCGCCTCGACCCTGTTCCCGTCCCCGATCTCTGCCTGCAGTTCCGCCGCCATCATCGCGGCGACGCGCGCGGGCCAGGTCACCCAGGCCTCTCGCTCCTCGCGCGCAAGCCGGAACACCAGCCGTTCGGCCCGCATGCGGTCGACGAGTTCGCCCTTCTGCTTCTGGAGCCGGAGCTTCCGCTCCTGCGCCTTCATGATCTCGTTGGCCGTCCTTGCCTTCATGAAGGTCGCGCCTTCGCCGACCTCCGGGACGGTGACGCCGCTCTCGCGGAGCGTCTCGCCGACGGCCGCGATGGCCGCCGCCGGCACGGGCTTCATGCCGCCGGAGCCGGCTGCGGCCTTCGGCCTGCTCTTCGACAGGTCCGTCGTCTCGGCGCGTCGCGCGTCGCTGGCGGCCGCGTTGATGCTGCCGTCGGGATGGAGGACCAGCCGCTCGGCCGTCTTCGCCTTCTGGATCGCGCCCCGCGACAGCCCGACATGGGCGGCGTATTGGCGCTCGCTCATGCCCTGCATCGACGGCTCCGATTGTCATTCATAATCATGTGCTTATCGATTTGATAAGCGGCGCGGACAGAGGGAACTTGTCTCCAGAAGGACGATGCAACTCACCACGGAGCCACCACGATGACCACCCGCCTGAACCCGATCACCACCCCGCGCTTTGAGGCCCGCGCCGAGAAGGCGCGCCGGAACAAGGAAGCCGCGCTCGCCGCCTTCATCGGCAAGAAGGCCGAGATTGACGAGATGCTCGCCCGCCTGCAGGCGCTCAGCGACGACCATTTCAACTGCGCCCCCGAGGAGGCGGGCTGGGCGATGGTCGGCACCCTCGAACACTACGCCAGCCTGCTGAAGCGCATCACCGACAGCGCCTTCGGCGAGGGTGAACACGCCCGCTGATCTCCGGCGCTGCCGGAACTCCCGCCGCGCGCCCCGCGCGGCTCGGGGTCGTAGAAGGCGCCGCATGACGCGGGCCCGAATACGGAGACGACTCCATGACCCAGATTCAGCTTTCCGACGCCCAAGCCGTCATCCTCAGCGCCGCCGCACAGCGCGAGGACCGCATCGCACTGCCGCTGCCCGAGAGCCTGCGCGGCGGCGCCGCTGCCAAGGTGGTCGGCGCGATGCTCGCGAAGAACTTCCTGCAGGAGGTCGACGCCGACACGCGCAAGGGCGAGCTTATGTGGCGCGAGACCGGAGACGGCCACGGCGTCACGCTGGTCGCCACCGACGCGGGCCTTGCCGCCATCGGGATCGAGACCGAGGACGCGAACCCCGCGCCTGCGGGCGCGACGGACGCGCCTACCGAGGAGGCCGCGCCGGACACCCCCACCGAACCGAAGGCCGCACCCAAGACGCGCACACCGCGCGAGGGCACCAAGCAGGCCACCCTGATCGCCATGCTGGGTGCGCCGGACGGCGCGACAATCGAGGAGATCATGGCCGCGACGGGCTGGCAGTCGCACACGGTGCGCGGCGCGATGGCCGGGGCGCTGAAGAAGAAGCTCGGGCTCGAGGTGACCTCCGAGAAGGTCGAAGGGCGCGGGCGGGTGTACCGGCTTCACGCCGCCTGATCCCACACTCACCGCAAACAAGCCTCGCCGTCCCGAATGGGGCGGCGCAACTTCGTGATTGGCGGGAAGGTTGCCTACGTGTGCAGCGATCCATTGCCGGATAACGCTGCCAGCCATTTTCCCGCTGCCATGCGCTCTTGAACGCGATGGCGATGTGCTTCCGGTGAAAGCGGACGCTTCCGGCGATGGCGCAGGTTGTTGCAGTACCAGCAGGCAGCGACGATGTTGTCTGCCGAGTTGCCACCGCCGTCGGAACGCGCATGAAGATGCTCTGCGGTGCAACGCAGAATCTTCGGTCCAGCCATCTCGTTGGCTTCTCGCAAGGATGCTTTCTCAGCGGCATCATCCCACATCGGCAGACCGCAATAATAGCAGCGCCCCCCCTGTGCGATCATCTTCTTCCGACGGATGTGTTTCAGTGCTCCCATGGCACGGGCCCTTTCATTCAACTTCGTGAGAAGCGAATGCGCGACGCCCATGATGGACGCTCCCCGGCTGGAAGCTCCTGCCCGCGCGAGGCCCGGTCATCCGTGGCTCCGCATGCCGGACCGCGAAACCTGCAGGAAAAGTCCTCAGGTCAGAGTAGCCGCTGGCCTACTCAAATCGGCCGAAGCCGACTTCGCAGCAAGTTGATCATAGGTGATCGTCCCGCGTCGCGTCAACGGAACCGTTCGAACAGCCGCCGCAGGACGTAGGACCGCGCGATGCTGACCACGGTGAAGACCGCGCCCATCTTCAGGTTCTGCGCCAGCGTCGTGTGCAGGCCGAAGACCGGGAAGATCAGGATCTGAGTGACCACGGCAACGCCGTAGCCGACGACCACGTTCGCGACGGCTTCGACCAGCGACATGGCACGCGATTGCCTCATTCCGCCACCTCATCCATCGGCCAGCAATTCAGCAGCCAAAGTTCGCAGCGCATGCGCCGCAACCAGCGGGATCGAGCGGGTGAGCGCCACAGGTTCGAGCGAACCCGCGAGGGCCGTTGCCACAGAGGCGAAGCCGGTCCACCCGGTAGGCCAGCCCATCAGCGCCTCGACGAACAGCGGGTTCAAGGTCCGGCGCGGCTCGGAGGTATCGTTCCCACCCATCGGTGTCGTGAGGACCTGGCGGCCAAGCAGGCCGTTCACCGGCGTGTTGGCAAGGCTCGTCGCCCCGTCCTTGTGGTCGCGGGCCGTCGGCGTCATCCACATCCCTGCCGAATGGGTCAGATCGGCCGAACGCCGGTTGCCCGCGCTCGGCTTGCATCCGTCGTTCGCCATCGGCGTCGGCCAGAGCGCGGCCGTGGTTGCGAGGTTCATCCCGTGCTGGCCCGCTGACTGCGAGGGTGTCGGTTTCGTCTGCCGGTTCTCGTTCGCACTGGCCCTCGGCGTCGGCCAGAGCCGCAGCAGTTCCGTCCGGTTCCCGCCACTCGACCGGATGCCAGAGCAGGCGCGCGGGGTCGGCCAACTCGTCGCCCTCGCGGATGGCGAGGATGAACAACCGCTCGCGCTTGTGGGGCGCGCCGACTTCCGCCGCCGTGAAGAGGCCTGCCGCAAGGCGGTAGCCCATGCCGACCAGTCCGCCGGCGACTTCGGGGAAGCCGAGGCGGAGATGATGGGCGACGTTCTCGAGGAAGACGAAGGGCGGCTCGACCTCGCCGATGATGCGGGCGACATGCGGCCAGAGGTGGCGCGGGTCGTCCGCGCCCCGGCGCTTGCCCGCGACGGAGAACGGCTGGCACGGATAGCCCGCAGTGACGATGTCCACCGCGCCGCGCCACGGGCGGCCGTCGAAGGTGGCAACGTCGTCCCAGATAACAGCCTGATCCAGGGACGCGTCTTCCATCCGCGCCA